ATAACTAAATTTGAGAGGAATATTGATACAACACTCATTCGTCCAACAAGTGTCGCATTAAGCCTATCAGATTCATCGGAAGAACTGGTTCCAGAAGCACTAAGTTATAGGTTTGTTAATATTTTCCCTACATCAATACAAGATGTTGCACTATCATATTCAAATTCTCAGGTGTTACAAGTTACAGTTAATTTTGCTTATGACAGATATGTTATGGTGAGGAGTGCTGATGTTATTGGATTTACTGGAGGAAGCATTACATTTCCATCTAATGACACTGATGACAACAGTACTCCTCTTTCAGACAAGCAAGCTATCACCAATGAGGAGGAATCTTCAACCACAGCAAAATAGCTTCAAAAACCCTTCTAAATAATAACGAATAATTACATATTATGCCTTTACCAAAAATTACGACCACCGAGTATGAGTTGGAATTGCCATCAAATGGAAAGACTATCAAGTACAGACCGTTTCTGGTAAAAGAAGAGAAAATACTTATTCTCGCTCTAGAGGGTGGAGATCAAAAAGAGATTACTAATGCAGTCAAGCAAGTAATTAAGGAGTGTGTCATCACAAAAGGGCTCAAGATTGATAATCTGCCTGCCTTTGATATTGAATACTTATTTTTAAATATCCGTGGTAAGTCTGTAGGTGAATCTATAGATCTCCTTGTTACATGTGGTGATGATGGAAAAACAGAAGTGAGTATAAATGTTCCCATTTCTGCCATTCAAGTTGTAAGATCTGAAGACCATACAACAGAAATTGAGATCGGTGATGGTTGGACTGTAAAGATGAAATATCCTTCTCTTAACCAGTTCATTGAAACTAATTTCACTGATAGTGAGGATACTATTGAGAAATCATTTCATGTTCTCTCTAGTTGTATTGAGATGGTTTATAATGATGCAGAGATGTTTGCCGCATCAGACTGTACTAAGAAAGAGTTAAAAGAATGGGTCGAAGCGTTGACTTCAAAACAGTTTCAAAAACTTGAAAGATTTTTTGAAACCATGCCTAAATTGTCACATACGGTGACTGTAATTAATCCAAACACTAATAAGAAAAACACTGTAGTATTAGAGGGCTTAGCCGATTTTTTCGCCTAAGTATGTCTCACATTAATCTTGAGACATACTTCCGAATCAATTTCGCTCTCATGCAGTACCATAAATACAATTTGTGGGATATTGAGAATTGGATGCCTTGGGAAAGAGACATCTATGTTGGATTACTTAGACTTCACATTGAAGAAGAAAACCTAAAAGCAAAAGCTAGGGAAGCTCAAATGAAGAATGGCTAAAGTAACTACATCACTATTTGAAACAGCTGCAAAAGCAAAGAAAGTTGTAAAAGCAGATAAGATTTTTGGAAAAACCAAGAGTCAAATAGATGGTGCAAAGAATACAATACTACCTACAAAAGGGAAGTTAAGTAAAGTCAGAGGCAAGATGTCTCTGGTTCCTCAAGCTTTAAAACCTCCCGAACAGGCAACACCTAGAACAAGTGTAAAAAGAGTTGGAAGGTTAGTAGAAAATAAAGTCCAAAACTTAGTTCCTAATTTAGTAAAGTCTGTACAATCAAAGGTTAGTGATTTTGATCCACAGGCGTTCTTAGGTAAAATATTTGATGGTGGTTTAAATTCTTTAGAGAAATTTGGATCTGGTTTGTCTGGTCTGCAATCTTCTCTAAAAAGATCTCTAGGATTTTTAAGTGAAGCGAAGGGGATCGTCATTGATCTTATCGAGAAGATGGCGAAGGCCAAACCCCAAAAGTCAAAGGGAGGTCTGATAAAAGGATTATTAAAAGGTGCCGCAGTTGTTGGGTTGGCCGCACTGGCAGTTAAGGCAGCACCACTAGCGTTAGGTGCCGCTGGTGCAATAGGTGGTGCATTATTTAAGGCAACTCCTTTGGGAATGGGTATCACTCTTGCTAAGAAAGTGTTTGGACGTAAGAAAAATGAAGAAGAAGTAAGTGGAACTACAGCAGAAGCAACTAAAACATTTAAAGAATCCTTAGAGAAATTCGATGAAGCTTTGAGTATCATTGAAATGCAGTTCAAAGGTAAGAGATACCGAAGAAATAGAGAACAAAATCAAAATCAAAACCAGAACGAAAATCAAAACCAAAACACTGAGGAGCCAGGTGTTGAGGAGACTTTACAAAATAGTGGTGGAGCAACAGAAAATGTGGAGTCAGGTGTTGAGACTGAGACTAGCACCGACTCAACTAATTTAAGAACTCATGATCATCCTCACTTGGATCCAGATCTTAAACCCGCTCCTGGCACTGATTTCCTTCCCACCGACAAATCGGCATCTGACCCTGTTTATGACTCTGCTGGAAATGAAGTTAAAATAGGTGATGTTGTTGGTGGTGATGGTCCAGCAGCTGCTGCAGCAGAAAGCCTTTCTGAACCAACAAGTGATTTGAGTGGACAGGGAGGACCTAGTTTAGTATTAAAACCAGAGAGTGTAAAATTTATCAAGGGAAATAGAGGTGCTCTTGGACCTCAGGGAGATCCAGGCGGTAAAACTACGGTTATGGCTCCATCAGCGGAACCTGAGGCACCTGAGGCAATGAAACCTGAGCCAGAGGGACTTATGAGAGGCCTCGCTGGTCTGGGTGATTTTTTAACTTTTGGAATGACTGACTTTGATGGGAGAGGGGATCTATTTAAAGTTAGAGGGAAAGGTCAATTAAATACTGGTATAGACGGTACAACAGAAATTCCTAAACTGGACATTAATCCTGATGAGAGAACTCTTGATGCACTAGGAAAGATAACAGATGGTATAAGTCAACCAGCTAGGGGAGGTAAAGGTGCAAAAAATCCCACTCCTTTGCCAGTATCAATACCAATTCCAGTAGGAGGTGGTAATAAACAACCAATGGATTATAAGATGAGTAGAATGGCTAATGAAGCTCCCATATTACCTTCAGTAGATCCAAGTAATATGCACGTCACGACAACTAAATCACTGTTTAATATTATAGGTGCGGTATAATGAAGAATAAATCTAAGATAACAGGTATTAGACAACAGGCTCAGAAATCTGTAGATAAATCTGAATCGTCTATAAATCGATTCGCCAGCTTTATGGGTGTGTTATCTAAGGGTATTACAAAGGATATTCCTGATAAAAAAACAATAAAAAAAGCTAGACTATTTGCAAAAAATTTCGGTGGTGGGAGGAGTTCAAAAGTGAATAAGATGTTACTTGGTGGTGCTATAATGTTGCCTCTAGTTTTGGGACAAATGATGTCAAAGGAGAGATCTACAGAGGAACTTCTCCAAACCCAATATGGTGGAAACGAGAGAGCAATGCAATCGGATCTTGATGAAGAACAAAAGGTCAGAGACGAAGGATTAGAAAAAGTAAAAACCACTGCTGATGAGAATAAAGACATAGCATTGGATAAGAAGAAAGATCTTCAAGCAGTATCTCAGAAAGGTCCAGAAGAAGCTGTTAAGTCAGAAGTTAATTCTGATGACAGTACTCTAGAAAAGATGAATGACAGAATGGTAACTGAGGATCAAGGTATTGATAAAAAAAATGTAGATCATTTTGACGAATTGATGGATAGATTTGTGTTTCTTGCTAAGCAAGGTGCTTTTACTGTGGATAAAGGTCCATCCTTAGCCGAACAGTTGAATAATGCACGAAAAAAAGTAATGGCAGACATCAGAAAATTTACTGGTGGTAAAGTTGATGACGGTGTATATTCTCTTGGTTTTGGAATAGAAATTGCAAATCCTCTTTCAAAGAAAGGCAGAAACATTATAAAGAACACGACTAGTAACTTGTGGAATTCCCTGTTCAACAGGGGCGAAGGGGAACCTGAGAAAACTGAACTTCAACTAATTGAAGAAACGATTGAGGCAAAGATAGCAGAAAATGAAAAGATGATAACTGATGCTGGAGGACCCTTGCTCGCAGATGAGGAGACACGAGATAAGTATTTTAAAACTCTCGGTGAATTAAACAAGTTGAAGAAACGACTTAAAGAAAAACCTTTTGAAGTACTTGGAGAGTTCATGGCAGATGCCAATCCCAGTAGTGTTTCAGCACAAACTAGTATGTTGAATCTAACTGTTGACACAGGTGAAATCGCTGGAGATACTCCAGAAGCAAGAGCATGGTTGAGGACAATTAATGCAACAGAAGCAAACAATCCCAACAAATACAACACACTAGTTGGTGGTGAGATTGTTCCTGAACTGACGCAAATGACTATTCAGGAAGTTTATGATATGGCTTACAGTAGAGAAATCGGTTATGGTAATATGCCCCAAAGATTTGGTGGTAGAACGGTTTCATATGGTGGATATTCTTCTCATGCTGCTGGTGCATATCAATTCCATCCAGGCACAATGATGGATAGAGTAAAAGAAATGGGATTAGATCCAACTAAAGTATTATTTTCACCACAGACTCAACAACTCCTTGCACTTCAACATATGCGTGCTATGGGTGCTGACCCCAACAAAGCTATGGATGCAAGATCTCTTGCAATAACAGGAAGTGCTGGTGGATGGGAAGGATTAAGTACTACTAAAGGAAAGATTACTTATAATGAAGCGATGGATTTATATAATAAATTCTTACGAGAAGAGAAGTCTATGGGAGATCGGTCATCTCTCACTCCAAATAATGCTAATAAAATTGCTGAATTCACTCCAGAGGGATACATGCCTTATGATGATCCAGCTGGATCCGAAACACAAATTGTTGCATTTACTCCACAGATGCAACCAACTAACCAGCCTGGAATGGTTGTATCGGGAGGTGATTCAGCTCCACAAATAATAGCAGTAGCAGATGTTGGATCAGTTCTCTCTCAAATTCAACTTAACAATTTAGCTCGAACCTGATGGCATATTCCTTACTGTACGCTACTTTCAAACAAGTTTTAGTCACCCCTGAGAATAAGATTTCTTTCAAGAGGGGTGGTTCTAGTGACTCGGATAAAGATCCATCTGTAGATTCTCTTGACATTAAGAATAGTGTTGTGCAATGTGATTATTTTGAGGATCTCTTATCTCCATCAATAACAGTTAGATTGTTATGCTCTGATACTTCTGCTCTCTTATCTTTAATACCTATAAGAGGGTATGAGAGAATTGATCTTGTTATAGGAACTGCATATGGTGATGTTAAGTTCACTGAGGAAAATGGAAATCCTTTATATGTGTCTTCCATTCAAAAAGTTAGTCAAGTTGAAGGACAAGAAACATTCACTCTTCAGTGCTGTACTCTAACTAATCTTTCAAATGAGACTACTAGAGTCGTGAAAAGATATGAAAAAGCACCAATAAGTGAACACGTTAAGAAAATACTAACAGATGTTTTACAAATTGATGAAGATAGGATGAGCATTGAGAAGAGTATTACTTCTTATGGTTTCATAGGTAATATGAGAAAACCATTCTATACTATACAATGGTTATGCCCAAAAGCAGTCCCAACAACATCCACAGTGTCAGGGAAAAGTGGAGATGGAGTAAAAGCGGAAGGAAAGGGAACATCTGGATTCTTTTTCTATGAAGATTATGATGGATATAAGTTTAAGTCAGTAGATAGAATGGTGGATGCTACTCAAGTGGACTATCCAGATGACTCAGAGAAACTATCGAGTGAGTATGGTATCCCAACATATACTCATTCAACTTTAATTACTGCAAACGATGAAACAAATAATTTTAAAATTCTTTATGCTGGTATAGATAAAACAACAGATGTACATAAAAATTTAAGGGTTGGTCTTTACAGTAACTTGACATATGTGTATGATCCGTTAAAATGGAACTTAGATGTGGTGAAATACAGTCTAAAGGATAACGTAGACCAAAACAATTTGAAGACTGCTGGTGATGAAGTTCCTATTCCACAGGGAGATATCACCGACTATGCTTCAAGAGTTCTTGTAAGAATGGGTGATAGGGGAATGTGGAACCCAGGCCTTGAGGAGTCTGCTGAAGATGTAGAGGGACAGGGTAGAGATCCTATTGATATGGCAAAAGCTTTTACCAGATACTCAATGCTCTTCCAACAGTCCCTAAATATAAGTGTACCCTGTAATCCTCTATTAAGAGTAGGTGGTATAATCAGAGTAGAACTTCCAGAGGTAGGCGATACTAATCTAGGACCTAGAGGTCAGAAGAAAACTGACTCTGAACAAAGTGGATTCTTTGTTATCCGTAGTGTACGACACCACTTTGAAATAACTGAAGGGAAAAATGTCACTTCCCTAAATCTCATTAGAGATTCATATGGCATCCAATAAGGAGGAAAAATGGAAAGTTTAGAGAAACACATTCAAAAAGATAAGGAGATCTTAGAAGATCCCACAACAAGTCCTGCTGCTCGTAGGCATATCAAAGAAGAACTTCATGAATTAGAAGTTTACTCTCATAATCACCGTCAAGAGATTGAGTCTGGAGATCATCACGATCCTACCGCACTAGAGTTATTTTGTGAAGTAAACCCAGACGAGCCTGAGTGCTTAATTTATGACGATTAATGCCTGATGTTAGATACCACCCTTGCACAAACCAACTTTGTTGGAAAAGACGGATTTATATGGTGGATTGGTAGAGTTGCCGATCCAGCAGTTTGGAAGAATTCGTCTACTGATTGTAAAAAGGGTTGGGCATATAGATGTAAAGTAAGAATAATAGGTTATCACCCATTCGATGAAGCCGTGATGAGTGAGGCGGAATTGCCTTGGGCACATGTCATGGTAGATCCCAACTCTGGTGCTGGAGGAGCGTGTATAGGTGAAAAGTCAAAAATGCTTGGTGGAGAAACTGTCTTTGGTTTCTTCTTGGATGGTGAAGAGGCACAACAACCAGTCATCTTTGGTGCATTAGCAAGGAATATAAATCCAGAATTAGGTCCCCGAAATGCTTCCTCCTCTATTCAAGAGGGTGATAATGTAGAAGGTGAGAATAATGCCTTCGGTGTAGCGTCAGGTAGAAGAGCGGGTATTGATGGGATGACCACTCTGCCTAATGATGAAAACAAAGCAATAGGAGGAGACGCATCACCAATCTATAGTGTGTCTATTGATACTCCATCTGGAAAGACTCAAACACAATTAAACGCAGATAATAAAGTTGGCGAGGAAAAGAAAAATTCACCAGGCGAACTGGAAAATGGAAATGAAGGTGTATCTAACGATAGGAAGTCAGAAACAACATTTTCCAATACTCAACTAGGTCCTCATAGTATGAACAATGGCTGTGAAGACGGTCCTTTGAGTGATATTGCACATACGATTGGTAGTTTTCTAACCACAGTAAACTCACTTACTGAGTTTGCTGGTTCTTATATTGATACTGCAAACAATCTGCTTCAAGATATTAATAAGTTAGTCAGAAAGGCTGCTAAGTTAGTATCTGCTGCGGTTAAAAAGATAGTCAATATGATCAGAGACAAAGTTATTGCTCTGGTAACAAAGGTATTCAGAAATCTACAAGCACTGATCATACCAGAACCACAAAAGTCTCCTGTTATAAAAGCTCTACAAAAAATACTTGACATCTTATTCTGTCTTTTCAACATAGACTTCTTGAGTATGTTGCTGAATATGTTCAAGGATATGATAGGAAAGGCACTGAATCCCTCCGTATGTGCCGTTGAACAGTTCATTGCAAATATTTTGGCAGATATCTATGATAAAATACTCGCAGCATTAAAACCACTTCTAGACGGATTAGATTGGTTGACTGGTGCTTTGGGTAAGGTGGGTAGTCTGTTATCGAAGATCAGTAGTTATGCTAATATGATATTGGGATTCTTTGCTTGTGCTAATTTAAAATGTAAAGACTATGACGATTGGACACAGGGAGTAGGTGCTATAGAAAAACCAAATCTAAAATTTGGAAAAGTTCTTGACAACATGAAATTCTTACAGAAGTTTGAGAATTTTGTTGGAGCAGCAGACACTACTGGTGATGGAGCATATAGTGCAACAGCTAAATTCTCACTTCTTAGTATGATAGGCATGGGTGCTGACGAATTTTTTGATTGCACTGCTAGAACACAGAACCCACAAACACAAGATGATCTTGGTGATGCAGTGCCGCCAGGATTTACATGGAGTGAGTGTATTCCGCCTAAGGTAGAAGTTCATGGTGATGGAACAAAAACTGCTGTTCTCATGCCTATAGTTTCGTCTATAGATGGAAGTATTCTTACTCTAGAGATACTAGAACCAGGCTTAAATTATACAGTAATTCCAAAGATTTCAATTATAGACAAGACTAGACATGGTGGCGGTGCTAATGCTGAAGCGATCATAGATGAAAATGGATCTATTGTTGACATCTACATGTTATCGCCTGGAGAGGGATACTGCCCTTCGACTAATGTAGTTCCTCCAAAATTCCCTGTCACAGAGGATACTGATGATGAAAATCCTTTCATTACATTTACCACACCCGCTGATGATGCAGTAGGTGTTCAGACTTCTGTATCATTGTCTATTACATTCAATGAACCAATAACAAGAGGTAATGGTGATGTTACCATTACGGAAGCTGGCACTAATGTTGTACACGAAAGAATTAATGTAAACGATAATAGAATATCATTCCTATCTGATAGAATTATTAAGATAGACCCAAAGAATGACCTAAGTTTCAATACTGAGTATTATATCTCTATGTCTGAGGGTTCATTCATGGATCTCTTTGATAATCAGTTTGCTGGTATGGCCAGAACTGATACCTATAACTTTACAACCAGAGGTGTTTCTGGTATTGGTAGTGAGGCAGTTGGTATTGTTACTGATCTTGTTCCCTATAGGCCTGGAATTGGATATACTTCTGGAGATAAAGGTAGAGTAGGAGATTGTTCTTTTGATTTGGTTGTGACTCCAGCGGGGTCTATTGCTGGAATCAATAATATCAGGTGTCAAGATAAACATAAAAAGATTCCGCCAGTCTCTATAGATACGAGAACAGGAATTGGTGCTAGATTATATCCAATCATGTCATACAGTCCTGATTATGTTTCTGATATTGGAGAAAGACCAAGTGTAGACGGAGGTGTTGTTGGAGGTGGAATTCAAGCAACTGATGAGTCAGGTAGGGGTGGAACTCTGTTTGTCAAGGTAGTTGATTGTGTTTACAGTCAACGTACAACACAAGTTGGTTGGGTCAATGGTAATCCATATTATGGCGACTTCCATGTTCATGTACGAGATGATGGAAAAGTAGTTAAGATGGTAGGACCT